ATGATAAATCTAAAATCATTTATTACAGCAACCGCAGTTCTTTTTTCTATCAATACATATGCCCAAGCGAATGACTCCAAAATACTACAAGAGCAATTAAAGCCTTGGCAACCGATGGAAATTACGAAAAAAAATAACTCCTTAATGGTAGTACTTCCGGGGGGTGAAATTACACCGGATGCCTACAATAATCTAATTATGACAGGTGTATGCTCACCGATTTTGACTCACGATACCCCGGCCTCATATCTAAAAAACATTAAAGAAGTAAGCATCGTTAACCAGTATAAATCTTTGGGCTATATATTTTCAGAGCCACTGAAAACCTGTAACGAAATTGGTCCACTAATGGAAAAGCCTGCGCTGGTGCTACTTTCGTCTAAAACCCGTCTTTACACAGGTAAGTAACTCATAAAAAAAGCCCCGAATATCGGGGCTTTTTTGTTTTTACATCCAGAGGGTTTGTTGTCCGTTTCGCTCCGGGTGTGGCTTGGCTGGGATTACCGTTCCCGGCAGCATTATCGAGCTGTCAAATGTTTCCATTGTCTTAAACGTGTGACCACAATTTATGTTCTGGCACTGATGATAACGCTCTTTTGTGGTGTCGGTTATATAGCGACTAGAACGGGCGTGAGCGGCATTTTTACAGAGTGGACAATGAAACATTTTAATCACCTCGATGGCTATATTTGATACGGTAATTTTAGGTGTTTTATCCTTTTAAAACAACGAATTAAGTATGTTTATTCATATTGTTTTTCTTCCTCATACTCCACATCAGACAGCTTAACCTCAAGCTCTAGCGCCGTCGTGTAGCCGCCATCGCCGAGGGTGTGGGTCACTTTAGTGATCGTCCATGCCTGTTGGTCTATGACGGCCTTAAACCCTTTCACCGTCACCGGCGTTTCTGGATATAAATCAGCGCGCCCCATGGCAAGATTGATAGAGAACTCAGCCACGCCGCGTTGAATTTTGTCCCACTTAGATTGTGCGGCGCGCATCGCTTGCGCTTTGGTGGGGTAGACCGTCGTCAGTGCCAGCACGTTATCGGACTCACCGACCAGATACTCGCCCTGTTTGGCTTCCTGTTGCTTGGCAGCCTTGGCGGTTGTCTTTTTCGCGGGCTTGGCTTTGGGATGTTGTAGGGCGCGCAGGTGTTGCGGTTTGGCTTTGCGTTGCAGCTTCACCTTTTGCTTTTTCGGCTTCGGGTCTTTGGTATGTAACCAGCTCGCCGTCACGCCGGTGTAAGCGTTGCGGTCGGCGATCGCAAACTGGTGCCGGTCGCCGTCGCTACGCTCAATGGTCATCATTGGAATGTGTTTTCCGCTGGCCGTCACGCCGTTCCCCGCCTTGATGAATAACAGCTTGCCCGCTTTGACCGACACCTCGGCACCGTTGCGCTCGGCCAGACGGGTGAGGAATTTAATATCGCTCTCCTGAGATTGGTCGATGTGCGGGATCGCAATCTCGGCAAAGCCTTTCGCTAGCACCGCGTCGAGCTGGTTGCGCTCTGCAATTTGTTTGACGACGGCGCTGAGGGTGGTGTCGTGGTAAGACACCTCACGGCGGGNGAGTTGAGCGAGCCGCGAAAATCAGCGCTACGGGCGCGAATGGTCAGCGTGTCCGGCGCACCTCGATGCTCGATTTCATCAACGGTAAACTGACCCTTTCCAATTAGCGCCGACCCTTTCCAGCCGAGAAACAACGACAGCACCGCGCCGCGAGCGGGCATGGCGAGCTGACCGTCACTATCATCGAGCTCGATATCAAGCTGGTCAGCCTCAAAGCCGCGATTATCGGTCATCGTCAGTGACAACAGGCGATGGCTAAGGTTGTCGGTGATATCGTCCCCGCCTAAGGTCAGCATAAACGCGGGCGTAATATCGGCACCGGCGGCGACAGGCATCGCAGTTATCATGAGAATAACCCTCCGGCCATATCTTGCGCTTTCTGCGCCAGTGCTCCCGCCTGATTTGTCATGTCACTGGACTGTTGTTGCAGGTCGCCAAACATGGCACTGAGTGACTCATCGACGCGGGTCAGGGTCATGCTAAATTCAATGCGCCGAGCACTGCCATCGGCAAAAAAGACGCTCTGTGTCTGCGTCATACTGGCGACAACGTACATGCCGTAGATGGCACCATCACCGCCAATCAGCGGCCACGCTTTACCCTGCTCGGCCATGGTTTTGAGCGTAAGCAGAGATAGCGCGCCGCCGGTGATTTCGGGCAGTAGCACGCCCGACAAAATGACCTTATCCTCACCCGCGCCTAAAAACTGGTAGGTGGGGCGTTGGCCTACGCGGCTGTTTGACGGCCAGCGATAATCGAGGCTTTGCTGTAACGATTGGTAGGGCAATGTCTGGAGCTGAAAAACAAACAGCCCGAGCGTTAACATCATAGTAAAAGCTCCTTAATCGGTGTTCATGCGCGAACGAGCTGCGGCGCGGCGTTGGCGTTCTTTCTCTTCCAGCACCTCGCGGATCATGTTTTTGGCATCCTCACGGTTTTGACCAGGAGGAATATGGATATCGAGCTGGTAGGCGTTTTGACTTTGGTCGGTATAGCTTGCGCCGCCCGCTTTCACGGGGGCATAGCCGCCGGTGAGTATCCCGCCCGAGGGCGAATAGCCTCGACCGTTCGCGCCGGTGGCGTACTGATTGACCTTGCTGGCATTGGCATCAATATCGGCAGACTCGCTTTTAATTAGGCCAAGCTTTTCCAGTAGCCAATCCACACCTGAGCGCAGCTTGTTAAACAGTTGGAGCGGCTTGGCAAGCACATCTGCCAATGCTTGACCAAATCGCACACCGGCATTTTTGCAGCTATCGAGGCTTTCTTGCGTCGATTTCACCGGCGCAATCAAATCACCAAACCACTTCCAAGCAGCTTGCAGCTTTTCCCCCAGCCAATCAAACACCGACTTAAGGGGCGCAAACATCTCAGACACCGGCGCAAACGCGGCCTTTAGCCCTTCAACCACGCCGCTAAAAAAGGCGCTGATAGGTTCCCAAAACTTCCGGATCATAATGGCACCGGCGACGATAATCGCCGCAATACCAACCAGCGGCCATGTCAGCGCCCCGAGCACCGTTAAAATACCGCTACCGACGGCGGCAAAGACGGTGCCGAGTAGGCTGGCTCCGGCAATAATGGCATTAATCCCCATCACCACCGGCCACGCCACCAGACCTATCGCGCCAAGCATCCCGATGATGGCTACGCCACCGCCCACGATTTTGAGGAGGGTTTGGGACAGACCCTTATTTTTCTGTATCCACTGGTCGAGCTTAAGCACGTATTTCGTCGCGGTTTGGGTAAGAGAGCGTAGCGCGCCCTCCTGTTGGTCAAACAGGTCGATCCCCACGGCCTCATAGGCTGACTGGAATTCTTTAAAATCCCCGCCTAGGTTGTCCTGCATTACCTTGACCAGTTCCTCGGTTTTGCCGTCCGAGTCTTTAAGGGTTTTACTTAATCGATCTAGCTTGCCCGATGAGGCGGCAGCCATCAGCACAGCGGCCGATTTTGTTGCCTCCTCGCCGAATATCGTTTTTAAATATTCGGCTTTCTGTCCCGTACCGAGCTTATTTTTCTCAAAGCTCTTTTGAATCTCTTTGAGAATGGTAAATATTGGACGGGTATTCCCTTTCTTATCAGATGTTTTCACCCCTAATTCTTGTAACGCATCCCATGCCTTACCCGTTGGTGCTTGTAAGCGGCTTAGTGTTGCACTACTCCCCGTACCCGCCATCGAACCTGTGATTTTGGCGTCATGCAGAGCACCCACCATCGCGGCAGCTTCTTCGATACTTACTCCAGCGTTTTTAGCTACTGGCGCAAGATAAGTCAGTGAATCTCCTAACCCTTCAAAATCAGCGGCGGTTTTGTTCATTGTGCTAGAAAGCACGTCACCGATATGTGCAACCTTATCGTTTGATAGCTGAAAAGCCGCTTTCATACCCATCAATAAGCTGGCGTTCTCTTCCATGCTGCGACGGTTAGACAGTGACATATTCAGCGTGGTCGGCGTGGCGGCGAGAATGCCGTCTTTATCCGCACCCGATTTGGCGATGATGATTTGTGCGGCGGCAGCGTCATCGGCTGAGGCGGCGGTGGTGTCACCGAGCTGGCGCGCCTGACCGCGTAACGCCAGCATATCGGCGCTGGATTTATCCAGACCGAGCACGGCCTGTAACTCTGAGTTTTTCTGTGCAAAGTCATAGCCGGGCTTTAATACGGCAGTACCCGCCACAATGCCCGCCGTCGCCACGCCCACACCGGCGGCACCGGCTCCAGCCAGATTACCGGCGAGTGCTTTACCGCTTTGATAGCGCTGATTAATCCGGCTTAGTCGGGCTTGTTGCTGGCTGTTACGTGCGAGGGCGTCACGCTGGCGATTAAGGCTTGCGGTCGCTTCATTGACCGAGGCTTTTAGGCGGCGCTCATCGCTGGATAACGTGCGCGTATTGATACCCGCTTGCCGTAATTCGAGGCGCTGACGCTGCACGGATTGGCGCAGACCGTTGTATTTGAGCTGGAGTTCAGCGGCGGCGCGTTTGGCCGACTCCATGACTTGCGCCTGTGCGCGCGTCGGCTTTTCGGTGGCTTTGAACTGGATAGCCAGCTCGGCGGCTTCTTGCTTGGCTTTCTTTAACGCTTGGCCGGTGACGGCGAGCTGGCCGCTCGTTTTGCGAAAACCCTCAACGCGTCCCGCTTGGGCGTTCAGCGCTTTGAGGGTTTTCTGCGTGTCGCGAATACTCCCAGACAGAGATTTGCTCTCTGTCTGGATCGCTTTAAACGGACGGCTGGCTCGGTCAACGGCGTTAAGAAGCACCTGCAATTTGAGATTATTGCTCATCAGTGTTTCCGCTTCGTTGTAGCGCTTTGGCGCGCCAGAGGGCGAGCTCGGTCAGGCTCATGGGGTTAAGCTCTGAGGGCGGCCAGTGAAATATCACCGCAATATCTGCCATCAGGTCATCGACCGATAAATCGGTGGGAAAATCTAGCGAACCGAACTCGGCGACAAAAAACCAATCACCTTGCTGGCCAGCGTGACCATGTCAGGCAATTCCATTTTCACGACGTCACTCTCCAGCAACGGCGGGTAGGTCATGCGCGGCAGAACCTTAATGAGCGCGTCAACGTCGGAGTTTGCCACCGCTGCCAGACTTACGCCGCGCAGGGTTCCCGCGTTAGGTTTGGTGACGGTCACTTGCTCAATAAGCAGATCGCCACGCTTGATCGGATTCTCCAGCGTCACCAGATTGTCATTTTCAGGGGCGACATGCTCAGGTGTGTTTTTATCTTTAGCCATGATATTTCTCTTTAAAAAAGGGGATTAACCGGCCAGTGTTGCACCTGACCGGCCATAACATTACAGACCGAGGTTTTTGCGGTGCTGTGCTAAGCGATCGACGCCGTTGACCTTCTCAATCATGTTGACGACGTCAATCTCGATAAGCTCTTTGCCGTCGACCATCAACTTGTAGTAGGTGCATTGGGTCGAGATTTTGGTCTCGGTGTTTTCGCCTTGCTTGTTGTCGCCGCCGTCGATTTCTTTGTGGCGGCCACGCATCACGATTTCGATACTGAAAATATCGCCGGTGTCGTCACGCTGGTAAGAACCCGAGAAACGCAGCGGCACATCAGAGGCACCGGGTACGGCGTACTGACTCCAGAGGTCATCGTCAGGAAAACCGCCGATAGTCCATTCCACGGCCAGTGCGTCATCATCCAGCCCCAAATCAATCGCCGCCGAGCCATTCATCCCGCCGCCGCGATAGTTCTCCAGCTTGCGGGTCAGTTTAGGCAGCGTCACCGAGCTGACGACGCCCATGTAGCTCAAGCCGTCGTTAAACAGGTTGAGGTATTTCAATTTGCGCGGTAAAGCCATAGCAGTTAATCCTTAGCTGTTAGCCGTTGAGCCCAAGCTCACCAGATATTTATCGGTGATGCGTTGGCGTAAGGTGAGATTCTCCAGCGGTGGCACCGGCGTGTAGTCGTAATCGATATAGAGTTTCCCGGCTTTCAGGCTCTCTTTATCGTTGGCGCTCTCGTCATACCAACAATCCGCATCGATGATATAGCCGCCGGTTTTCAGCTCGCGGAATTTGGCCTTGATACCCTCGACAATGTCGCGAATAAGCGTGGCGGTCATCGGCTTATCTACCGCCCATTGATGCGCCTCGGCCATGGTGTCGGCTAATACCTGCGCGGTGCGGGTGTAGTTCTCGAACATAAACAGCGGGTCGTCAGAACAACAGCGGTTACCCCAAAAGCGGAAACCGTCGGAACGCACCAGCGTGGTGACGCCCGCCTCGTTGAGCAAGTCGGCATCCGTTCCCGGTGCCTGTAAATCCCAAAATACCGAGGCACTGATCCCGGTGACGCCGTTTACACCGACGTTAGACAGGGTTTTGTGCCATCCGGTCTCTTGGTCAATCTTGGCGCGCAACCCTAATGCGCGAGCGGTCGCCCATGCTGTGGTGCTGGCGTTGGCGGTGGTGTCCCATGCTAAGAAGTCCGGCCAAATCAGCATCAGCTCACGCTGGCTGAAGTTGTCGCGGTACTTAATCGCATCCGACAGGGTTTTGCAGCCCCACGCGCTGATATAGCCAAAGGCGCGCAACTGCTGACAAATTGACGCCAGCGCGACGGCGACCTCTTTGGTATCGAGACCCGGCACGCCCAAAATACGCGGTTTGACGCCGGTGACGGCTTTCGCGGTGAGTAACGCTTTTAAGCCGGTGTACTGGCCGTTTTCATCCGCGCCGCCGATGATGTTGGAAACGGTGGCCGCTTGGATCGCTTCGTCGTCCTCACCTTCGCCCTCGGCCACGCGCACCACGACGGTGACGGGTTTACACTGGTCGCCGATAGCGGCGAGTGCCGAGGATAAGGTGCCTTTAGTCCCCGCTTTACCGGCAGCGGCCAGCACATCGGTAATGAGCACCGGCACGTTGAGCGGGAACATCTTTTCATCGGCATCCGGTGCGGTGCAGACCATGCCAATAATGGCGGTCGAAACGGTGGAAATGACGCGGGTGCCTTCGTTAATTTCGAGCACCTGCACGCCATGTTTAATATCGGGCATCGTGTTTGACTCCGTTAGAAAGTAGCAAAGCTATTGTGTTGTTTAGACGATGAACTCACTAGAAATAGGGCTTGTGGCGGCGGTGAAACAACAGGCAAAAAAAAGCCCTCAAACGAGGGCGATATAAACGGGGTAAATCAGGCGGGGAGTGACGGCCAAACAATCTCGGGAGCCGATGAGATATCTACGCGGCTGAGTAATACCCGGTAGGTTTTCCATGCTTTGAGCTGGGCTAATTCATCCTCGGTTGCGATGTCTAAATCCGAGGCGTCCTGTAGCGGCGCGATTTTTTGATTCGCCTCCGCCATCAGTTGTGCGCGGGTTGCTTTTGCCTGTGCAACAAGCTCTGATTGAGGGATTGGTCTTGGGATTATCTTTTTGCCGTCAAAAACCCAATTACCGTCGGCTTGACAATCCGCTGGATAATCTTCTAAAGCCACTTCGGCAACGGACATTTCAACGGGCCAGAGCATAGAAACCGCATACACATTACCGCGCTGAGGCACTGGCTTATCAACCACTGCCATAATAACCCCTGTGCTGTCATACATGATTTTAACTGTATCATCAGAGAATGAAGCCTGACACTCATACCAATCTTGACCATCCTGTGACTCAAGAAAAATGACACCTAAATCGGTTTCTCTTTTAGTTGGTTGGCGATTATTGGGAGCCGCAACAACTTTAAAGTTTCTGATTATCTGGAGTTTTGTCATTAAATTGTGCCTCCATTAACGGTATACCAAGTACTACCAACCTTCTTTTGAAGAGGAGCGTAATGTACTCCATCAAAATTCTGGTCTTTAGCATCTTTGAAAACCGATGTGATAATATAACCGGCGCGATTTGGCCAGTTACCCGATGAGTTCCATGTCGTTACTCTTGTACCCGCTCCCAACTGGACGTCAGATACATATCGTGCATCAGATTCCGATTTTGTATAAGCATTTGATCTACCCATATATCGGTCATCAAAATTAGCGTAATTTGTTGGAGTGACACTTCCACTGATGGTTGTGTTACTACTCAGTGAGATTACCCCATCCTCACCTAATGTTATGGATGCACCGCTAATATAATTCTGAAACGCGACATTTTTGTTACTATCACTCCCTGCACCAATGAACCAATAATTAGCCCCTGATGAGTTAATCGCTAAAATATACTGAGACCTGCCACTGCTCTTAGCTTGTAATGTCAGAGAATTATCAGAGATTATCTTTATTGCGTTGTTGTACGTACCGCCATTAGATTTGGATACAAAATCGTTATCTGCTGCGTTAGGTTTGTTAGCGGTAGTGTAAAACTCGATATAAGGGTTATATGTATTATTGAGAATATTTTGATAAAAAATCCTCGGTGCCGCATTTGTATAATCCAGTGCTAATCGACAACTATATGAGCCAGAAACAGCTAGATTCATGAAAGCAAATCCCCGATCGTTTACAGGGTTTGGTTTTGCACCCACACCACCAGAATAAAAACACGT